GGCCTGTTCGTCACACCAGGGCTCAGTGTGTCATCGCCTGCTGGTGGCCGTTCCGCCATCCCAATCAGCCGACTGCTGGTGTATGTGCGTGACCCGGACCCAGGTGTGTGGCACGGCAACTCCATCTTGCGGCCGGCGTACAAAAACTATGTCCTGAAGGACGAGTTGCTTCGCATTGAGGCTGCCGCTGCTCGACGCCACGGCATCGGTGTGCCCGCAGCGTGGGCGCCACCAGATGAGTCGAACGACCCTGAGCGGGTCGCTGAATATCAGAAAGCGGCGTCGGCCTACCAAGGCGGATCCAGTGCGGGCATCGGCTTGCCCGCCGAGGCGCGATTCGAAATCTTGGGCCCGACAGGTTCACCGATGGATCCTCGACGGGCCATCGAATACCACGACCACCAGATGGCGTTGGTGGCGTTGGCGCACTTCCTGAACCTTGACGGCAAGGGCGGCTCCTACGCTTTGGCAAGTGTGCAGCAGGACACCTTCGTGCAGGCTGTTGGTGCTGTAGCGGAAAACATTCGCGAGGTCGCGCAAGCGCACGTCATTGACGACATCGTGGACTGGAACTACGGCCAGGACGAGCCCGCCCCCCGCCTGGTGTTCGACGCTATCGGTTCTCGCCAAGACGCCACAGCGGTCGCCATGCAGCAACTCGTCGCCGCTGGCCTGCTGACACCCGATTCAAGGCTTGAGTCGTTTGTGCGTCAAATGACTGGCCTTCCCGCATCGGATTCTTCTTACACCGAAGAAGCAGATGACGACGTTGAAGAAGCACCCGACACTGGACAGGTTGGTGTCGAACCGCCGCCGCAAACCCTGTCCAACAAGAACGATTTGAGGTTGTTTGATGTCTGATCAAGGTTTCGCTATCACCAACAAAGCAGGGTCAACGGAAGTCCTCATTTATGACGACATCAACTCGGCAACGTCCGGGCCGTTCGTCAGGGCCCTCAACGACCTCAAAGCCGACACAATCACCGTCCGCATCAATTCCTCGGGCGGCAACGTGTTCGATGCCATTGCGATGGCCAATGCGCTGCGCGATCACCCAGCCCGCATCACAACAGTGGTAGACGGGTTGGCGGCGTCGGCCGCATCATTCATTGCCACTGCCGGTGACGAAGTGGTGATGAACCGCAACTCCGAAATGATGATCCACAACCCGCGGGCAGCCACCGCAGGCGGATCGAACGACATGCGTCAACTCGCTGACCGACTCGACGCGGTGCGCGACAACATTGCGTCAATGTATGTGTCGCGGGCCGGCGGCACTGTCGAGCAGTGGCGTGACGTGATGGCTGCCGAAACGTGGTACAGCGCCGAAGAGGCTGTTGCCGCCGGTTTAGCGGATCGCGTCTCCGAGCAGCCCGCCGTCACCAACTCTTATGACCTGTCGACGTTCACCTACGCCGGCCGTTCACAAGCACCAGAGCCCCTTAATGTTCAGCCCATCCACCCCACCGACTCGGGCTCCGAGTCATCACCTAGAAAGGAAGGTGGCGCTATGCCCACCTTGCAAGAGGGGCTCGCGGAGCTGTTCGGTGTTTCCACCGACGCTGACGACGAGACCATTCTGACCGCAGCGAAGGACGCTCTGGAAGAGCGAACCGCCGCTGTGGAACCGTCCGCCCCGGCGGAACCGACCATTGAGCAGGCGGCTGCCATCGCGGCGAAGTCCGGCCTGACTTTGGTGAACTCCGAAACCCTTGCCGCGTTGCAGGATCAGGCCCGTGCGGGTGCTGAAGCCCGCGCGTTGCAGGTCCGCGAATCATTTGAGCGGATCGTTGACTCGGCGGTTACCGACGGCCGGATCGCACCGGCTTCTCGGGATCACTGGTTGACGCAACTGGCGGCCGACCCCGAGGGCATCCAGAACGTGATCTCGGCCCTGCCGGCTGTGATTCCGGTGACCGAGTTCGGTCACGCCATCACCAACGAAGCCGACGACGACGACAGCCTGTACGGCCGTCTGTTCGGCCTGAGCGCAAAGGACGCATCTCATGTCTGAGTTTTCCCCTCTTTTCAAGCCGGGTGCCGAGTTCACTCGTCCCACCTCGGCGGCCGTCACTGGCGGTCAGGTTCTCATCGTGTCCGGTGAGGGCACCGTGGCACCGTCCTCGGCGGCTTCGGCTGCCGTGTTGGGTGTTGCAGCCTTCGACGCTGCTAGCGGCGAGGACGTCACGGTCATCACTGCCGGTGTCGTCAACGTCGATGCTAGCGGCGCGATCAGTGCTGGCGCTTCAGTGGCGGCAGCTGCGAGCGGTGCAGTTGCGGCCCACTCGGGCACCAACTACAGCACCATCCTCGGGGTTGCGCTCGGCGCAGCCGCCAACAATAAAGTCCTCGTCAAGCTGACGCTGGGCTGACCGGCACACACGAAAGCAGGAACAGAACATGCCGTACACCTATCCTCCCGCAGCCCCGTCGCTGTCGGGTGACGTTTTATCCATCAACCGGTTCCTTGCGAACCCGACCTTGGTGGCCCGCCGTCTGCGTACCCTCGCTGAGCAGCGGTTCATCTCGGATGCTCTGCTCACTCAGCGTATGCAGGCGCAGGGCGGTTCCGTGCTGTACGAGACGGGGGAGTCGATCTACACCGACACCGCCCCGGATGGTGTCAGCCCCGGCGCCGAGTATCCGCGCACCGCGGTCAGCCACGGCACTGCGTCGCTGGCGAAAACCACCAAGTGGGGTTCGGATGTCGAGGTGACCGACGAAGCCATTTCACGGCAGTTGATCAACCCCGTCGACCGGGCGTTTGAGAAGCTCGTCAACCACATGGTGAAGACGGTCGACTCGGTGGCGATGTCCGCTATCAACTCAGCCATCACTCAGACCACTGCGTGCCTGGCGCCGTGGAACGGATCCGGTTCGTCTCCGCAGATTTTGCGGGACGTCGTCCGGGCGAAGGCCAACATCGCTGCACTCAATCAGGGTTTCGAACCCGACACCCTGGTTGTGGACGATGCGACGTACGCCAACTTCCTGTCCGACACCGCTATCGCGGGGCTCCTGCCGCGCGAGCAGACGAACACCCCTGTGCAAACCGGTTCCTATCTGGTCGTTGCGGGTCTGCGCGTTCTGGTTTCACCGAACGTTCAGAACGGTGGCACCAGCGGTGCCATCGCACTGGTGGCGGATTCGCGGGCACTCGGTGGCATGGCTGACGAGAACCTCGGCGGCCCCGGCTACGTGTCAGCGAACGGTGTCGGTGTTCAGGCCAAGACGATCCGCCAGGACGAGGCCGATAAGTGGCTGCTGCGTGCGCGCCGCGTCACCGTGCCCATCGTTTTGGAGCCGTCGGCGGCCTGGAAGATCACGGGCGTCGCCAACGTCAACGGCAGCTAATGCCGGCTTATCGGGTGAGCGCCCCCCTCGTTTTGGTCCGAGACGAGGAGGGCCGCACCCACCACTGCTACGAAGGTTCAGTGGTGGATGTCGTTGACTCCGGTCATGCCCACTATCTGCTCAAGTCGGGCATGGTGAGCGACGTCAACGCACCCGAACCGTCACATGCGGTGGACACGCACACAACTGTCAGCGATCCTGACCAACGTGGTGCGCGTCCACCGCATGTGGCCGCAAAAGCTGTGTGGGTTGACTACGCAGTCGTGCAGGGATTTGACAGGGTTGAAGCCGAATCCATGACAAAAGAACAACTCGTCACAACATTGGGCTGACGGTGTCTGCCCCGGAGTGCGAGTTCGATCCCGAATTTGATGACTGGCCTCACGTTGAGGACACAGACGAGGCGTGGGTTGCGTTCGCTGTCAGCCGTGGCGTGAAACGTGACGCTGCGGCACGCATGACCAAGCCCGATCTTATCAAGTGCTTGACACGTCTGGACAACACAAGTGAGTGAGGTGAATCAACGTGCCTGAGCCGTTTGTGACTGTCGAGGATTTCGCTGACTCATTTCGGCCACTCAAACCCTCAGAGCAGCAGCTCGCGGAGTGGTTGCTGCAGGTTGCGTCCGACTGGATTCGGGACAAGAAGCCAACAATCTCTAATGACAGCGTGGCCGCTAAGCTGGTGGTCACTGAGGTTGTGTCGAATGCAATCCGTTACAACAAGTATGCGCCATTCAGTTCGTTCAATGAGCAGACCAGTCACAGCACCATGTCGGGTACTTTCAGCCTCGATTCGGCTGGTCTTGATTTCACTGACCGGCATCGCGACATGCTTGGTATTGATGTGAACTCTCCGCCTAAGTATTCGTTCACGGCATTCGATTACTGATGAGCCGCATCCCTGGCTCACTTGAAGTGACCATTGTGAAGAAGCCGCCTGGGACGACGGTTCGGAGCTTGCCCACCGACCCGCAGCCGGCGGCGCCGCAACTGATCGTCAAGCAGGGCTGCCACGTGGAAACGCAAAGCCAAATTGAGAACGTCGGACTGTCTGCTATCAACACTGAGTTGGTGTGGATTTTCATGCCACCTGATGCGGACACGGTGGCGATCACGTCGACGGACGTGTTGAGGTTCGCGAGCCGCGACTATCAGATGCAGGGCCCTGCGTCGGTGGAGTACGGCGTTGACGGCGATTCGATCCAGGTGTGGTGCATCGCACGATGGGAAGCGAGCTAAATGGCGCGCACGAAGGTCAAGGAATCGCCACGCCAAATACAGGACATCATCTTTGAACGGGCGCGGGAAGACGCTGCGATGCGCCGCGAACTGCTGCTGTTCTCGCGTCGGGTGCACAAGTATTGGCGACGCATCGCCCCCGTCGGTGACCCCAGTGGTTTGCGTTACGTCGAAAACTTCGGTGGGCCGCTACCCAAGCATTGGAACCAAACCGACAGCAACGCCGGATCCTATAAAGCTGGCATCGTTAACCGTAAAGGCAAACCCGATTCTGACGGTTTGCCAACCCGAATGATTTCCGCGACTGATCATAAGTCGCATTGGATTGAGTACGGGACCGGTGGTACGACACCAACACCGGAGTTTGCGTGTCGGCAGCGCACCGCCACCCGGTTCGGCGCAATGGGTGGTGTCACTGCACGTCAAGGCTTAGTCAACAAGTCGGGGCGTCGTGGCACGACTCGGCTGTCGATTGGCACTGGCAGCAATCGGCCCTCCGGCAGAGCTGGGCGGGCCCGAGGCTATGAACCGGTGGAGCCGGCCGCATGAGCGGCCCGTTGATGTATAGCCTGGCAGCCCCGGACGGCGTTGAGCTTTTAGTGACGTGGCTTGCACCCCTTGACGGCGGCGTTGGCCCGCAACGCTACAGCGGGCAGGGCTTGCCGTATCGGTGGGTCAGTGACGCACCTGGCGGCGCGGACGACAAGGTCACAGACCGTTCCACATTTTCAATCCATACTTTCGGCGTCGATTACTGGTCGGCCCGAGAGCAGGCACGGTTAACTCACCGCCGCATGTTGGCGTTGGGGCCCCCGATGGTTGGACAGTATCGCGTCCAACTTGCTGGTGGCCGAACCGTGTTTGTCGACGGTGTAGAAACCGCAGACCCGCCCAGTTGGCAGGACTACGGAGATAACACCGTCCATCGTTTCGTCGCTCGCTACACCATTGACCTTCGGTTCAGATCAGTTCCTCAAGGTTCGTAGCAGCACAAGCCCAAAGTTTCACCATCCCAAGTAAACACCCTGCGGAATTCCGTGGGCAACACAGATAGGAACACCAAATGCCGAATCCATCAACCGGCTCTGCGTGGACCGATGTCTACGGATTCAACCCGCTCGGTATCCGCAAGGGCATCATTGTCAACATCCTGATCCGCGACTACAAAGGCTCCACCACCAACCTGCGCGGCGGCGCATCGGGAACGAACACCAAAGGGCTGTTCAGCCCCTACGCAGTCGACGGGCTGTACCGCACCGATCTGACCGGCGCCAACTTCCCGGGCGGCCGTTTCTACGACGTCGGCGCGCTGTCCGAGGACGGCATCCGTATTACCCCGGACCTCAGCGTTGAGGGTGTCCGGGTCGCTCAGGCCCGCCGCGCCCAGCGGTTCGACATCGGTGAAGAGAACGACGAACTGATGTTCACGTGCCGCGAGTCCAACAATGTGGTCGACGCTTTGCGTTTCGACCTGCCGTTGGATGCCAACCTGCAATCGGTCGGTGCCACCAACTACACGGTGGTCAAGCCGATGGAAGCCAGCATGGTGGAACGTCAAGCCATCGCGTTCGCTGAGGACGGCGACCAAAGGTTCGCCTACGTGTTCCCGCGTCTGGCACGCAAGTCTGTCGGACAGTCGAACCTGAACCGTCAAGATCCCGACGACCTCGAACTGACCTACGGCGCCGTGCCGTGCCCGTATGCCGACACCCCGGTGTATCTGGTGCGTGACGGCGTCGGCTGGCGAAGCCAGGTCACCGTCGCAGGAGCCCCCCCCACTTCGGGTTCCTGATCTCCTGAACCTCGCTGGGCGGCGGTTTCATCAGATTTGGTTCGTCCGTCTGATGTCGGGCTGGCCGTCGCTCAGCGAGCCCCACCTGATGGTGGGGCTAGCCCTGTTAGAGCCCAAGAAAGGAAACAGCCATGCCCAACGAGTCAGTTTCGGCGGCCAAAGCCCGCCGCGAAGTTTCTCCCGCAGAAGCTCGGCAGCAAGCCGCCGAGTATCTCGGGTTCACTGCCAGCATCTATATCAAAGTTGATAACGGCGAAGTGTTTGAAATCCCCAACCCGGGTCTGCTAGACGACGATCAGCAGGAACGCTTCGAAGAGCTGCAATCGGAGTTGGAAACCTTTGACCACGACGAGGTTGAGGTTCCGGTCGTGGAGTACACCGTCGAGACACGATCCGACGGCAGCACCTTCAGTGAACCGAAAGTGGTCGGCCACCGCACTGAGCGTGTGCTGCTGACCAATCCTCATCGCAAGGACGGCCAGCCTGTCAAGCCGCCCTACAATGTGCGTTTGGCGATTGCTTTGTGGGGTCAGGAAGGCTACGAACGGTACAAGGCCGGCGGGGGGCGTTCCAACCAGATCGCGTTGGAGTGGACGCGGATGAACCGCGAGTTTTTGGCGAAGGATAACGCGGACCCAAAACCCGAATAGCCGTCGCGTACTTTCGGCGGTTTGCGAGCGAAATCCGACACGACCTGTCCCGATTCCACAACCGGCATGTCCGCGAGTGGCATCAGGGTGTGATGAGTAGCAGCGAGTTGCTTGACCTGTTGGAGTTCCTGCCCGAAGAGTCGGCCACCAAAACTGGTGAGCGTTCCGGTGACTGGTCGTCACATGAGTATCGGGCTGCCCGCATTGTCAATGAGTTGGCGTTGATGCGCTACGAACATGCCGGCGGGCAGAAACCGAACTTGGATCTGTCGCCGGGTGAGCAGTTTGTGAAGCAAGAAAAAGATGAGTGGCGGACGCGGCGGCACGCTGAGGTTTCAGCCCAACTACACGGCGAAAGGTGATGCTCTGTGGCTCGCAATGACATCAACCTTTCTATTGGCCTTGACCTAAACAGGATTGATCTGGTGGCCCGCCAGATGCACGACCAATTGGGTGCTGCTGGCGGCGCTGGCGGGCGCAGAGCCGGTGATCTTTTCAGCAGCGAGTTCGCAAAAGGGATGCAACTCAATGAGAAGCCGATCCGCCGCGCCTACGAGCGGGTTGTCGTTTCCATTAGCCGGCAAACCGAAGCTGAAGCGAAACTTGAAAACCAAAGCCGACGTACCCAAGCGGCAGCTCAACGTTTAGCGGAAGAACAAGCCAATCTAGCGCGAGTGCAAAACGACGCGTCAGCAAGCTCCGACAGGCTCAGCGAGGCACAAGAACGCGCACGGGCTGCTAGCTCTGAGCATTCAGCCGAGATCGCTAAACAGATCAGTTTGCGTTCGCAGTTGACCAGGGCAAACAACGAACACATTGCGTCGTTGAGTGGAGTGTCCGCTGCTCAAGAAAAAGTCATAGCTGACGCTGACGCAAACCTGTCGCTGCTCTCCATTGGTAAATACATTTCTGCTTTACGTGCCGTTGCCATCCCGGCATCTTTTGCGGTAGGTGCTTCAATTCTTGTTGAGATTGCAGGTGCCGTTGCTCAAGCCACGAAAGCAATCCTGGTTTTGCCTGCCGTGGCTACAGCGGGCGCGGCAGCGGTCGGAACTTTAACACTTGCAACGATGGGCTTCGGCGATGCCATCAAAGATATTGGCGATCCCGAAAAGTTTGCAACCGCTTTACAGAGCCTATCTCCGAACGCGCAGCAAGCAGCCTTGTCGATACAAGCTGTCATGGAACCTCTGAAAGAGCTGAAGAACGCCACACAGGATGCGTTGTTTGCCGATTTCGGCCCGATGATCAATCAACTGGTCAACGAGTACCTGCCGACTGTGCAACGTCTAACTGTTGGGGTTGCGGGCGCTTTCAGCGCGCTGGCTAGCGAAGCGTTCGATTCTTTGATGAGCCCACAGGTGTTCGATTCGATCACCAACACCGTCAACAACATTATTCAAGCGTTCCAAAACTTGGCGCCGGCCGTCGATCCGCTGATACGGGCGTTCACACAACTGACTGAGGTAGGTTCAGGATTCCTACCAGGAATTGCTAATGCGGCAGTTGATGCAGCTAACGCTTTCGCTAACTTTATAGATCAAGCCGCCCGCTCGGGCGAGCTTCAGGGTTGGATTCAAGATGGCATAACAGCGTTAGGGTTGATGTGGGACGCCGTCTACGCCATTGGTGAAGCATTCATGGCTTTGGCTAATGACGATTCATTACCAAGTATTGTTGAAGCATTGCAGCAGATAGACGAAATGATGCCTGTCATCGCCGCTGGCGCACGCATTGTGTTGAGCGCTTTTAGCGAAATAGGTCTAGCTGTCCAACAAATCGGTGGCGCGAGGACCATTGTCGAAAGACTCACGCTTACGGTAGCTCGGGGCCTTGAGGCAGCGTGCGAGAGGTTCGCGGGCGCTATTGATGGAGTTTTTGCGCCGATCAGATTCTTTATTGATCAACTCAACAGAAGTCCGTTAGCAAGGTTCCTGGTTCCTGGTGCTGGTGGCATTCCTCAAATACCGTCAGCCGCGGCACTGGGTAACGGTTTCGGTGCTGTCGGTTCAAACCTAGAGCGCCGCCTAGATCCGCGCCCCAGTGTTCCGCAGGGCTCGTTCAGACGGCAGGGCGGATCTTCGGGCCGCGGCGCGGGAACACTTGGCAGCGTCGATGGTTCATCGTTCAGCTCGTATCTTGAACGGCTGCGGCAGGGCATTCCGGGTTTCCCCCAAGGCGGCTATCCGTTGCCTGCACCGCCGCCGCCGGCTGGCAGTGCAGGGTCGGAGTCTTCGGCAGCAGAACCGCCACCGTACTTCGACCCGTCGCTTTACAGCGTTGACTCAATGCCAGTAGCTGGCGGCATCCCGATGCAGTCGCAACTGAAAGCCCTTGATGATGCGCTGCTGTCGAATGTTCCGTCAGGCCGCTACGACTCGGTGACGAAGGATTTGACGTTGGGGTTGGCTGACTGCACCAGCTCCGTCGAGGATCTCGTCAATATGTTGCAGGGGCAGTCCACTGTTGGCGGAACGTTGACGACATTTAACGCTGAGCAGTGGTTCACTTCCCGCGGGTTTATGCCGGGGTTGGCGCCGGGGGCGTTCAATGTTGCTTTCACCAATCAGGGCACCCCGCACATGGAAGCCACCCTGCCCGGTGGCACCAACTTCAACTTCGGCAACAACACTGATGCTGCTGCCGGTGGTCGCACCTCGTCTATGGGTGCCTATTCCCCGAACTTGGAGCAGAAGTTCCACCTGCCTGTAGTAACAGGAATGATGCCGAACGGTGCGATGCCAGGTGCAGGCTATTTCGAGCAGGATCCGCAAGCAATCTTCGACGCCGAATCTGCGCTGCTTCGATCAGAGAATGACGTTGAGCAAAAACGCTTGCGCCTGTTGCAGCTTCAGTCTGACAACACTGCCACCCAGCTACAACTGATGACTGCCCAAAATGATGTTGACGAAGCTCATCGTACCTATCTGTCGAATCAGACCAAACTGGCTGAGGCGCAGCAAGGCAAGTTTAAGCAACTCGATCAGGCTGTTACGGGTGCTGCAAGCCGGGTCGCATCAAGTATGGGTGAGATTGGCGCCGAACTGGCCGGCGACTTCGGGTTGTCTGAGGGTCTGCCCGGTATCGCAAAATTCTTGACCACAGCTTTAGCGAACATGGCGTTCGCCCCCATGATGGGTTCATTGGCCGCAATTTCGGCGTCAGCACCTATTCAGGGTGGGCACGGAATGTTCGGCATGATGGGTGCCCAAAACATGGCTGCGGGCGGCTCACCTCTCGGCCTCAGTATGCCCCCGATGATGCCCGGTGCGGCAATCCCACCGATGATGCCGGGACCGGTAATGCCCGGGACAGGTATCCCACCGATGATGCCTGCCCCGATGACCGCTCCTGGGATACCGATGCCGTCCATGATCGGCCCTGCGCCCCTCGGCGGCGGGATGCACGGCGGGGCTGCCGGTGCACCTCCCGGCCCGACGTCCATGTCTCCGGGCGGATCCGTTGGTGGTGGCGGCTTCCAAGGTATTGGCGGGCTGCCGATGGAAGCAATGATGGGCGCAACCGCAGGCTTGAACATGATCGCGCCGGGTGCAGGTCAGGCAGCGCAAGTCGGAATGCAACTCGCTAATCGTGCGGCAGGGTTCGCGGGCCAAGTGGCCGGTATCGGTGTTGGTGGTTTGTTGGAAACATTCCTGCCGAACAACTCATCTACTGCTGATCCTTCCAAGTCGTGGATTGGGAAGATCGCTTCCGGTGTTGCTGGGGCTCGGCCGGCGTTGCCGAACAGTGCAGGTTCGGCGCCCGCACAGCCGCCGATGCCTCAGCAGGGCGGTGCGGGGTCGGGTGGGCCGATGGTCAACATTGAGTCGATGGTCAATCAAACGCCTGACGGCGGTCAAGCGGTGGCGAACCAGATCGGCCGTATGCAGATGAGTGGTTACGGTGCGGGCGGCCCACGATGATCACTTATCCTCGCGGCGAAATCACCCCGATGGGTTCGCGCATGTTGTTGGAAGGCACCGAGCCGCACATCAGTTATGTGTCGTACAACGACTTGATGGTGTTTCATCTGATGGGCCCGATGAGCCCGATGCCTGGTGTGCAGGCCGGGGTCACTATCGCCGCCGAATCCATCAAAGGGTTGATTGCGCCGTGGCAGACGTTGGACCAGTCCGGGGCGAACCAGGACGGCGTCACGTTCAACGATGCTGTTTACAGCCCAGCCGAAATTGACATGCTGGTTGAGGTTCACGGACAAACACCCGAAGAGACACGCACCGTCATCCGTGACTGGATTGGCTCTTGGGATGCCCACAATCAAGGCGAGCTGCAAGTCCTCACACCTGAGCAGGGTTTGTGGTGGGCGCCAGTCAGGTGGTTGAAAGCCCCCACCGATGCGATGATGCGTGCGTCGTCTAACCGTCAACGGTTTCTCTGGACGTGCCGCGTCGATGACGCCTTTTGGCGGTCCTACGATTCGGTAGGCAGCTTCGGGTTCATCTACGAGGCCACAACAGACACATTCAACTACGGTTCTGCAAACAGCACAGACTTAGGGGCCAACTGGCCGCTGCGTTACAGCGGCGCTGGCGGCGGCTACATCTATGCCGATGGCTCCCAGGCACGGTGGAGAGACGACCCCGACGACCAGTTCACCACCAATCCCCGCGAGGTCGTCGCAGGGCCGTTGAAAGACTTTTACACAACAACCAATGACCAAGTCGTCAACATGGTGTTTGGGTCATTCACCGAGATTTCGTTCCCAGAGTCGGGGTACAACGATCTGTGGGGCCGGATGGGACGCAACGTCAACGGCACCTGGAACGGCTACGGCATCCGGGCGCGCATCGGCTTTGGACTGCTGGAAATATCGAAATTTGAGAACTTCGTCAAAACTGTTATGGCGTCCCGGCCGCTGATCGTTCCTCCCGTAATGGGCGAAAAGTGGACGTTGGTGTGCGGCTTTGAAGGCAATCCGCGGTTGTTTAAGATCCTTCGCAACGGCGGTGAAGCTCTCAGTCACAAAGACACCTCGTCGCTGTTCGGGCCAACCTATCGTGGCATCGGCTTCGGCATGTACGCGGCTGGCGCCCTAATCACGCAGGCTACCCCGGGCAGTGTCCGCAAGATCAGTGCCGGCGACAACACATCGGTAAGCCAAGAGGGGTATCTTTCGCTCACCAACAACGGTGACGTTCCTTCGTGGCCCCGCTACCTGCTGTACGGCCCAGGCACATTCTCTATGGGCAACGGACCCGAAAGCTCCGACGTGGTCACCTTGGGTCCTCTGGTGGACGGCCAGATTGTGTTGATTGAAACGGATCCGCGCCGCCGATCAGTGATCGACTTGACCCCGTCAGCGTTGGCGTCGAACACCCCGCAACTCAACTTGTTCCAGCAACTCATCAAAGCGTTGGTGTCGTTCGCCACCAACAACAACACCCCACCACTACTGGAAGAGTTTGAGTCACTGTTCGGCATCGCGCCGCCGCAGGGAAACTTGTACTCGCTGATGTCGGGCCGGTTCACTTCTCCACTCCCCGCTCGGCCGTCCGGTTCAACGCCCGTCACGTCGCAGATCCTTGTGCGGATTGATGACGGCACCGCTGACAGCAAGATCGTTGGCGCAGTCACCCCCCGGCGCAAATGGCCTTTGTAAAACACACCCTGTTCATGGTGCGTGGCACCGGAGCTAGAGGATTCCAGCAGTTAACGGGACAGGAAGCCTTTGAGACGGCCGGCCACTACGAAAACGTGGTGGGCAGCCGACTTGATTCAGACGTGTGGGATGTTGTTGACGTCGGCTATCCGGGCGACCTGATAACTATTGAGTCGTTCCTGCAAATGGGTCAGACCGCTGATCAAGGTGTCGATAACTTGACGGCCCTAATTGAGCAGTTACCGCTAGGGCGAAAGTTTGCGATGGCTGGGACGAGCCAGGGCGCTATCGTGGTGTCTCGGGTTTATGAAGAGATACGTTTCGGCGCACTGTCTGACCGTGATCCTGATTTGTTGGCTGCTGTGGTGTTTGGCAATCCGCGCCGCTACCCGGGCTGGTCGATTCCCGGTGGTTCGGCCCCGGGTGGGGTGAACAGTCGAGGTGCTTTAGGCAGCGACATCATGGCTCAGCCGGATTCGCGGTGGTGGGATTTCGTGATGACCGGCGACATTGTTGCCGACACTGCGTTCAACACGAACGCGGGCCAAGCCCAAGAGGTCATTTTTGGGTTTATGCAGGGCGACTACTCGGGTGCAGTTGATTTTCTGGAAGAGATCGTTGACCAGTTCAACGACGGCCTTTTCGCGGGCATAACGTTGGGCCTTGAGGACATCACCGATTTAGCTTCAGCGATGTTCCAAGCCTTTTTGATGGCGGTCGCTGTGCCGCTTGCTCAAGACCCAGTTTTGAACAACAGTCCGCATATTCAATATCACTGGCCTTACACGAACCTGCCCGGTAACAGCACCGCTTCGGCTGTCGATTTGGCGGTCAACTATCTCACCGAGGTAGGCGAGAATGCCTTGCCGCCCGCACCGATCCTATCGCGGCAGCGCAACGAAATACGTTCCCTGCGCCGTGCACTAAAAGGCGACGGCTACGAAGCGATCAACGAAGCCAGCATCGTCGTTGCCCGCCGCGCCTCGGAAGCACCGGAAATCGTTGTCACCGTGTACGACAAGTTCTGGCGGCCCATAGCCGAAGCCGGCGACTACATCGAACTGACTGCATCAAAACCGCGGAACAACATTCCCGTTCTGATGATGACGTTCAAGGGGTCTGATCCACTTGTGCCGGTGATGCGTAACTGCCGCAACGAAGTCATCGGCATCACTGTGGAAACCGGTTCAATTCGGTGGGCGTACACCGTCGAAGAAGCCACCATGAAACTCAGCGACGGCCAGCGTACGTTGCAAATCAAAGCTCACGGCCTGTTCGACTACCTCTCTTACCTGCTAATCTGGCCCAATTTTCTGCTGCCAATCCAGACACAGATACCGAACCGGGCCGTGTTCGTGGGCCCTATCGTCACCGTCATAAATGCCATGATCGCTGAGCAAGCGTTTCGTTTGCAATCAGGTCTGTGGGAATTGCTGAATAACGCGGGCTCGCTGAACTTTGATTGGCGTGCCTGGTTCGGGACGGTCCTTCAGTCGCGAGGCAATTTCTTCGACATGCTGCACACACCTTTGTATGTGTGCCACGTCAACCCGTTAACGGACACCAGCCCGTTGGTTGCAGTCACGTCGCGCATGGAAACCGTCGCCACCGTGTTGGATAAACTGATCACCGGCTACGGCGTGACCGTCGAGGTGGAGTTGTGGCTGCCGGGGGATCCGCAACCCGACTCCAACGCCAGACTGTCCGTGCCCACCTACGTCGTCCGGGTCACCGACCGCAGCAATGTGACAGGCCCTACCGGGACGATCATCGACTCGGTGATCAAGCAGCTAGTCACCCTTGAAGGTTCGGTGTTCGGCAATGCGCTGGAACCGTTCCTTAACCCGGACGGGGTGTACGCGCCAGACGGGGTGTTTATCGCACCGACTATCGGCGTCAACTATGTGACCCCGTGGGCGATCCTCGTTGATCATCCCCGCGGCCCGTTGGAACGATTTGAGATCGTTGACCATCACCCGCAGGGATGGCAGATCATCATTGGCGGACGCTCGCCCAAGTGGCTGAACGACCTCATCAACGCAACAACGTCGTGGATTCTCGACTCGTTAATGATCGTCCTGGGACTGACCGGTGTGCCTTCTAACCTTCTCGATGGCTTGTTCAACGACGTGCTGTTGAGTTTCCAATTGACGCAGAACTTCGAACGCAGAAACAACATGGGCCCATACGGTAAGCCAGAAAAGTTCGTGGCCACCGGGGCGGCCCCCTACCAAATCGACGCCCTGTTTTCCTTCATTACCGCGATGTGGGATTCACGCGGCTACCGCTCAGCCACCGCACATTTCAGAAACGGATACCCGTATGCAGTCGGCCGAGACATATTCCCGGGCGCAATGATGTCAATTGCCGAAGGTGGCGTGCTGTACACCGACTACATCGAATCCATCATCATCACGGACAACCGTCAAGAAAGAGCAAAAGTAATAGTTCAGATCGGTGACGGCCAAGCAGAGGAAGCACCGATAGCCCGATTCCAGCGACTCATCACGGGCATACAGGAAACCGTCAACGTCCTTACGCTGGCCCCGCAATAAAGGAGATTTCGTGATGGCATCGTGGACAACGGACGACGACCAGTACTACATTTGGAATGGCGAAGTACGCATCCCAAGGACATTTGACCCGGCATCGAAGGCCGCAGTGATCATGCTCGGCCCGCCCGGTGGGATTGCACAAATCCCTGCTCTGGTCAAGGGCGATCCTGGCCGGCACGCAGAGATAGACCCCACCATTGTGTTGAACGCTTTGGAGTGGGACGACCCCACGGTGGACTCTGCGACCTGGACGACCGTCACTGCGGGATCCGATGAGGTTTCGCCCGTTTACCGGTTGACGTTGAACTTGCACAAGGGTGAGCCCGGTGTTGAGGGCGGCACCACGGTGCTGTCCGCTGACGACCTTGTTGGCGCGGCCACCGATGGCTACGTGCTGACCAAAAACGTTGGCGCTAATACCGTGCAGTTTCGGCCGGTAAAGGTGGGGGATCAGTATTGGCCTGCGTCGCTGTCGAACACCACTGGTGCCGACGGCTCTAACCGCACCTTGGCGACGGTCACTATTGGGGCTCAGCCGTTTGATTACCGGCTGCGGGTGTTCGGGCAGTGCATCATTTCGGGCACCGCCAACACTCGGGTTGATGTGCTTGCCCGGTTGAACAACGCAACCTCGGGTGACATTGTGGCCCGCTCCTTCGGGCAGGTCGGTGCTACACCACCACCGAACGTTCTGGTGTCAGGTGTGCCGGCGGGGTCGGCGTCAACGGTGGGCAAGGTGTTGGCCGGCCAGTCGGCGGTGGTGTATTTGCGCGCCGAGCAGCAAGCGGCCACCGCTGATGCCTTCACAACTTCGGCGGCGTCAACGTCGTTCATGGTTGAGGTTGCGCCGATTGCTGCGGCGGCTGCCGGGTCGTGACCCAACCCAACTTCGGGCGGATCAACCCGTCGCCCACAATCCACGATCCTCCCCCGCCGGTAAAGCCCGCGTCGCCGCAACTGACGGCGCAGCGCATTGGCCTCATCGGCTCAGTCATCTTGGATTTGGTGTTGGCGCAGGTCGCTTTAGCTTTGGGGAACGTCACCATTCTTGGGCAGAAGCCGTTCGGCTTTTTGGCTGAGTGGGGCCGCGATTTGCAGCAGCGGGCTTTGGATGCTTACAACAATGCGGGGTACGCGCAATCCTCAGCGAACTGGGCTAACAGCCAGTTAACGATTTTGACTGGCGGATCCCTGTCGAGCGAAGTTGAAGACGGTGTCGCTGTCAACGACCAGTTCAACGGAGGGTCCGCCAACACGTTGGGGGCGTCGTGGGATCGTTTCTCTGACGGCTCGGGGGGCGGGAACTTCGGGCCGAATGGGACTGGTCGGGCAGTGTGGAAAAAGTCTGGTGGCCTTGCACGTCGACACATCAACGTGTTTACGACACCGTTGGCTACGTCCTACCAAGCGGTGTTCTGCATTATGACCCAGCCGCCGCAGGGACCGTACCTCGGCTCTGATGCTTACATCTATTTGGTGGCGCGGTGCAACGACGACGCCAGCGATTTCGTGTACGCGAGGATCGGCAATAACGATGTTGCTGTCGGCAAACGCGCTGGGGGCACCTTTTCGACTCCTTGGGAAACTGTGGTGACGACCACTAACCCGGGCGATCAGTGGACGTTCCTTGCAGGTACGGACACGAACACACGGCAGTTCATTGTGAAGCAGAACGGTGTAGCCCGCATCACCGTCACAGATTCGACCTCGTCTGCGATGGACGAGGATCACCTCTATGTCGGGTTGGGTGCGTTGGCAGCCGACCGAGGCTTTCTGATCATCCCGTTTTTTGAGCAGACCACACCTGGCGAAATTGATTTGTGGTCTGCCGCTGACCGTCTTCCGACATCAATCTGAGGAGCCCCTATGTCTGTGTCGTTGAATCGCAAACCGGTGCCGTTGACTGCGTGGCAGCTGACTGATCAATCGCAGATGCTTGACGCTCTCGGCTTCTTGAGTGGTGATGGCTGGCGCGGCGCAATCAGTTTCAATCCGACGTCCGAAGAGTGGCGTTTGGAGTTGAACGCAGACAACCCCGACCGTCATTTGGTTGCACACAGCGGTGAGTGGCTGGTCGTGGATATGGGGCTGCGGCTACTGAGTGACTCGGAGTTCAACGACAACTATGAGGTGGCGGAATAGTGGCGATCATCAACTTCACCGTCCAGTATGACCTGTTGGCGAGTAACACTGATTCCAGCGATGAGGGTGTTGACGCAGACATCATCCCGTTGATTGGTTCAGTACTCTTTGAGCCCGTCACCGCTGATGATCGCGCTGTGTTGGCTCCAGCCTATTCGCCGCGGCCGGCTGGGTTTAAGTTGCGGAGTTTCACTGGGTTCATTGATGTTGACGGCAGGTTGAAGTCGTCGCGTAGTGGGGCTGTGGGTGTTCGTTTGTGGGCGAACGACCCAGTCTTAGACCTAGACGAGTTGACGTACAAGGTTACGTTCAATCTGACGACGCCCCTTGGTGAGCCTGTTCGGGTGGATGGTGGCTACTTTGAGGCACCTTCTTCGGACACTACGATTCAGCTTGCCGACGTTTTGCAGCCAGCGGGTTCTCCTTCGTCACCTCTGACCAAGATCGCCCCAGGCGCGGTACGCCTTGAGGACGGCGAGATCGTATTCAGCTTTGCCGGCGTCGACATCGCCGACGCGATTCCGTTCGAGCCTACGTTTGACGCCGCTGAGATCACCGACTCTGGCGTGATCGGCCGCGAGCTAGTCCAAGCTGAGACGGCCGCGAGCGCCAGGGCGACGATTGGCGCGGTCGGCAAGGGCGAGCTTGTCTACAACGTCAAGGATTACGGCGCCGTCGGTAACGGCACGACCGACGACACTGCCGCGATTCATACCGCGCGTGACGCCGCCGGAGTCAATGGAACGCTGGTATTCCCGCCGGGAACGTACAAGATCGTCGGCAACAACAACGGCACTGGTGCTTTGCAGGCCAATGTTGCAGGCCAGGTGTGGAACATCGCGCCGGGTGCGACTCTCATTCAGTACAACCATGCGCGTGCATTGATAACCGTGAGTGCTGCCAACGTGACCTTGACGGGCGGCGGCACACTGAATGGTGGACGTAGCACCCTCGGAACGGACGGCGCCGGCGTTGCTCTGGGCGACAACGCCTATAACGTCCTCGCTGTCATTTTGGGGAAGATCGAATCAACTGATCTGACAGTACAAAACCTCAAAATTACGGAATCGTCCCACTGGGGAGTGTGGGGACAGGGCAATCGAACCAGGGTGCTGGGCTGCACCTTAACGAAGTGCTGGGGCGACTCAATCACCCTTTCGTCTAACTACCTTGCTGTTGGTCTCGGGTCCACGATGCAGGACACCTATGACATGGAGGCGTCGTACAACTTCATCGACCGAAGCGATCAACCTTCTGCGACAGCAGACCACCTCGGAATCCGTCTTCGCGGCAACGGAGGTTCTGCGACACCTGGCGACGACCCCAAGGTTGCCTATCGCCCCAAAGCTCTCTATAACACCATCCTGCTGGCCGTGAACCCCGATGAGGTGACAGGGCGGGTTATGGGAATAGAGGTCTCTT